TGCGCTAATTATAATATCTGTGCCTCTTACCCTACTATCTAGCATTAAATATTGACTACCACTTGCGAATACAGGGCTGAACGATTGACCGCCACCTCCACCTGAAAATCCACCGCCTCCACCGCCCCCACCACCACCTGAAGCCCTACCACTTGCTTGCATTGCGCCGCCCGCTATACCTAAAGCCACACCGCCTGCAATAAGTTTTAAAGATTTTCCACCAAAAAACGGTTCAGCCAAAGCCATAGGAACGCCCATAGCTATCATTGCCGCCCCGATTTGAATTGCGATGCCTCCAAGCATTTGTACAATAGCCTTACCTGCGCTTTCAAAATCTCCTGTAACTAGTGCTGCACCTAAATTAGCGGCTGCACCTGCTAAAGCTTGCGCGGCTGCATCAAATAGCATTTTAGTCAATTCAGATTCTTGTTGAACAACTTCATTGAACCCCTTCCAATTAGCTTTCCATTCGCCCATTCCTTTAAGATTCTCAGCGTTAATTTTAGCCCAACCTTCATTAAGTGCTTTTTGCGTATCCTCGGACATTGACTTAGAAGCTAAATCTTGCAGACCTCCCATAGAAGTGAGCTTAGATTCAAGTTGAACTTGTTGAGCGACTTTTATTGGTTTAGCTCTTTTTGCCTCTTCATCTTGTTGAATTTTAGTTAATTCGTTTTGATAAATTTGCCATAGATATTTCTTTCTATTTTGATAAGTTATATCAGCAATCTCGCCCTTTTGATAAGATTCAACTAAAGAAGATAATTGCTTGTCATATTCATTTTCTGCAATAACTCTACGTTTATCAGCGCCCTCCTTCATAGCTTTAATACGAAGGTCATTAGTTGTAGTAACTATATTAGTTATTCTTTTTTCAGCCTCTTCAATACGTTTAAAACTATCTGCAAGCCTATTATTTGCTTCTTCTGCTTCTGCAGATTCACTTGAGTAAACTAAATAAGCTGCGCCCAATAAAGCTACCGCACCTAAAGCTATTTGCATTGTTCCAGATAAAGCTATAAAAGCCCCTTTAAGAGCTTCAATAGATTGAACCGCTTGAGCTATCCCATTTAAAGCCAACATAGTAGCTATTGCTTTTTCGGCATTTAAACTTTCAACGCCTATAAGTTGCATAACACCTACAAACCCTTGAGCAACATTTGCAGCACCGCCAATTACATCAGCAGTAACTTTCCACTTCTTCTCTGGATGATAGGCGTTTATAACATCGTTAACGTCATCTAATTGGTCTTTAAACATTGCAGCCTTTTGAGCCGCTTGTTGAAACGCTGCGCTATCAGTTCCTAAGGTCATTGCTAATACTTGCGCATCTTTAGCAGTAGTTCTGTAAGCTTGTTGGAGATTTTTAAAACTTTTTGTAGTAGTACTCTCAACCTTAGCACCTACTGCCGCCATTTGCTCGCCCGCGCTTTGCATGGTCGAAGCCGCATCTGTCATCCCTTTTTTTAAGCCAGAAATGTCAGCACCTACTGCTATGTTAATTTGATTACTCATTTTCCTTCGCTATATTTTTTGCAAGCTCTAATAACTCTTTGTTTTCTTCTGTAAATGTTAAATCCCAAGGGAATGGCATCAGTTTCTTTGGAGTTAAGTCATGTCCCTTCTTTGTATGCGGACTTAAAACCCAAGTTCCTAATATCCTTAACCTTTCCCATTCTCCTTTATTTCGTTCAAATTCTAAATCGTTAAAGCCTTTTAGTGCTTTGAAAAAGTACTCTGGGCTTGACTTAAAAAACTTCTTTTCGCTCCAGCCTAATCTTCCATAAGCCAAACACTCTAAACTATCTATTGTGCTTGGCTCTTCTCGTTTGGGCTAAAGTATGCTGATACTTGTTGCCCAAATTCGTTAACTATCGCCAAAGCCGTTTCAAAATTACCTTTCTCTAACATATCCTCAATCTCTTCTTTAGTTAGCTTACCGCCTGCATACTTGTTACCGATGTAGGCAATAGTGCTAATATTGTTTAAGTCTTTTGATAACTCTCCAATAGTTTCTAAAGTTGTGTTAGTTTCGTTTAATAATTCTTTGATAGCTTTAAAGCTAAACTTCATTTCAATGTTCATATTTTTATTTTTATGTTAATTATTTAATTTTTCCCAAGAGCTACCATTATATCCATACCACCCTTTTGATGTAAATACATCTGAGGTATCATTAACATAAATTAGCAATCCTTCTCCAGGTGTACTAATGGCTTCCGCTTCACTTGCTCTCATCCTTGGCATAAGAAATCCTTTCGTTGTACTATCAATTTGTAATATTGCACTTGCGTTTATTGATGTAGTGCCTACGCCTAAAGGACTATCAATAGCAACCTCATCTTCACTTACATAAATTGGTGTTTCAACCCCAAATCCGTCACTTACTCGCTTAAGTACATTTGTCAATCCTACATTATCCGATAAGGTTAGAAAAGCCTTGTAAACATCTTTAAATTTTTGTCCTGTTAAATTCATATTATTATTTAATTAAACCATTCTTCATCACATTCATACTCTATCTCATTACATAACCCTTCCATAGTATCACAATAAGCTATCTCTGGAGTAGGTGAGGTGTTGGCTATTGTTATACTTAATTTATAATCTTGTTGCGTTACAAATATACCATCCTCCCCGCTAAAGTCATCAAAGTAATCTACCGAGCTATCAAATCTGCACCAATTAACATTCACTCCGTTTAAAGTTTGATTGTAAACGTCTTTAAGTACATTTCGCACTAGGGTAGCTATTTCGCTGCATTGTAATCTAGTAGCTGCAGCGATAGTTACTTGAACGCGGCAAATATCTAACTTACTATCCCCACCAATGCCTAATGTATTGTTTGGTACTTGAGATACTAAACTAACAACAAGTAAAGGTCTAATATTTTTTTGAGGAGCGGTGTCATAGAATATCCTTCCACCTACTGCGCCCGTAGTTGCTGCGTTATTATTTAGTAAATAAAAGACTGCTACTTGTGCGCTCATTATATTTTTAACCCTTTTCTTTTTGCTTCGTTCAAAATCAAATCTATTAAGCCCTTTTCCATACCACTTATAATACTTTGCTCTTTCTGGTCTTTTGATTTTCTAATCACTCCTGTTGGCTTAATTCTAAACCCTTGCTTTGTGCTATATTTGCCATACTTGCGCCCTGATATACTTTTGCCTTGACCTTGTACAGGATAGGCAGAAAATAAAACTCCATACTCTAAGAAATGAGCATGATTACCGCCACCTTTGCCATACTTTGGCCCTACATAATAAGTAAAGTAAGGATCACTCTTACCTTTGCGCTTTCTTTTAAATGCAAGAATTGACTTAACTAAATCTCCTGTCTTATTATGTCCTGCGCTTATGTAGTTTTGTTTAATTTGATTAACTAATGGTTGAGAATTATTTTGAACTATTTTATCTATTGCCGAATAAGGCATTAGCTTTTCAGCGTCTAACATAGCTAATACTTCGCTTAACCCAGATAATTTATAGTTAATCATTGTCTTTGCTTACTGCTTGTATAGTAAAGTAATCTTGATATTCATCCTCTCCAATAGATGTGATATTAAACCACATATCTTTATACTTAATGCGCATAGTTTCGTTTATCGGAGTGCCTTGAGGTCTAATTTTAAATTCTGCAAATCTTCTCGCAGTCTTTTCTTTAGTTTCAAAACCCTCCGACCCGTTAAGCGACTTGTACGAAGCCCACCGAGTATAAAGCAAGCTAAATGAGCGCACTATTTCACCTATACTATTCTTTGTTTCAGAATAAGCATAAATTTCAATGCGCTCTCTTAACTTACCTATTGCTACACCCATTTACTAAGCTTCAGTTTGTGCGCCTGTGCATTGAATTGTGCAAGAAAAAGTTTCTACATCTCCCTCTGGTGCAGTTCTGCTAAGACTTGAAATGTAAGCTTGATAAGAATATGTCTTACCGCTTGCAGCGCCAAATAATGCAGTAACTTTAGTACCTGCTTTAACGGCATCGTTTAACAAGTCAAACCCCGCAGTTGATGTAATAGCTTCATCAAACAAGCCCTCAAAGCTTAATGTAGCGCTTCTGTTTCCTGGAAGAAACTCTCTATCTCCACCGCTATTCTTTGAGGTTGTGTCTATCATATCGGCCGATAATTCGAAGCCTGTAGACTTTCCAAATGCAATTGTAACGGTATTAATCTTAATAACCGTTGCTGTTCCTAATTGTGGCATATATTTATTTTTTTAATTATCAAATTGGCAAATGATACCACTTGCAGTAGTACCTGTTGAAAATACTTTTTTTACTTTTAGCGGGAAGAAACCGACAGGCACGTTAGTAAATATTATTGCACCGCCTACTCCTGTTGTGGATGCATTATTTGTGTCATCATGAGTAAATGGCAATACTACTAAATCGCCACTCGTGCCGATATACAATGAACCAAAAGTTCTATTGCCTTCTATATCGGTTATGTAATTAGTGTTACTTGGCGTTACTTGAACTGCCGCGTCTGGAATTGTCTTTATCATAATTTTTTATATTAGTTGCGAAAGAAGGAATCGAACCCCCGACCTTCAGATAATGAATCTGATGAGCTGCCTCTGCTCTATTTCGCAATTTATGTGTAAGGGTAAAACAATACCCTAAATGGTGCTATCAAAGATTCATAGGCCATTGGAACTGTGCGCATATCTCCAGGAGTTACCGCTTCTCTATGCTCATACCAATGTCCTACAAGTAATTTAATAGCGTGTTTTAAAGCCTCAGGGACACTTGCCGCTACTCCATAACCACATACGAACTGAATCTCTAAAGCGTTCATCATATCGTACATAGTAGGCAAAGAATCTAATTTAATTCTTGCAGGTTCATTTAGCCTATCAACTTGGTAGCTACCTGTGCTTAATGTTTGTTGAATTTCACTAAGGTCAAAGTACTTTATGTGAGTTACAGATTGTACAGGACACTTGCTTAACCCCATAAATATTTTAACTTCGTCTTTGTCTAAGCTTAGCTTCCAAGTTTGAGTAATTAATCCCCTCCAAGTATCAGATTCAACTTGTTGCCTTGCTGCTATGATTAAAGCAGTAATTAAAGTATCTTCTACACTTGAATCTACGCGAAGAAACTCTTTAGCTTCGCTTAAGCTAATCGGTTCTGACGTTGGACTTGTTACTAAGCTATAATTCATTTAACTTTCTTTGGTTTTTCTGGAGTTTCTTTAACCTCTTTTGATACGGCAGTTTGCTTAACTTCTTCATCGATGCAAATAGCGTAACCTGCTTCTATTAATTGCTCGGCTTGACCTTCGTTTAAGTCTGCTTCCATACCTTCGCTATAAGCTAAACCAAAAGCGCCAATAGGACTTATAATAAACTTTACTTTCATATTTTTTTAAATTAGGGGAGAGCCTAAACCCTCCCCATGATTAACAATTAACAACTTATGAAACAAACTATCTTAAGTAGTAGTCATATCAACTATATCGCCTAAAGCATTAGGTTGTAATACGGTTGAATCTAAGAACGAGTTCATAGTTAATGAAATCTGTCCTGTTCTTGCCTTAGTGTAAGGGTCAACGATTAACTCAACGCCACCGAATTGACCTGTTACAACTTGACTGAAATCTCCAAACACGATAGCAGATAAACCGCCTGTAGTAGTTGACTTAGCAAGGTTGCTTGGTACGTTAGCAGTAACGCTTACTCCGTATCCGTCAATTACTCCCATTTGTGATTGGAATAATCCGTTATAACCCATAACGAATGCGCCTGAACCTGAATCTAATTCAGTCTGTTTCAACTTAGCAACCACTTTAGGGTTAGTTAAGAATCTGCGGTTTACGTTACGGCCATCTGAACTTAATACAGTTTGGATTAACTCAAGTAACTTAGCATAAGTAGGAGCGGCACCTGTAGCACCTAAAGCAATAGTTTGAGTTACGCTAGTCAACAATCCTGTTGGCTCTGTTGAACCTGCGCCATTGATTACTGCTTTTTCAAATTCTACCGCCATAGATTGAATCATATTGTTTAATATGAATCTATCAATTGAATCGTTAGTTTGAATCATTAATCTGCGTGAAATATCACAAGCAGCGTATAGCAATTTGGGTCTTAACTCACGAGCGGCAGTAGTTGCATCAGTTGGAGTTTGAGTTCCAATTTCAGATGAAGCCCAAGCGCTAGTAACTGAACCTGTAAAACCAATCATATCGGTATTAGCAGCTAATCCTGTTAAAGATTGAACGCCTAACTCGTTTAGAACGGTTGCAGCAAATAAAGCTTCAAAGAATCCAACCTTTTCAGTCGGGATAAAGTTACCTCCTGCGGTTGCGGTTGAAGTAACCATTGCACGCTTTTCTGATTTAGAATAAATAGCGTTGATTACATCGTTTGAAAGATAAACACCTCCACCTGTTGAACCAATAGAACGAGCTTCTGCGGCACTTTCTTCTACTAATTCTTTTTCTAAACCTGATAGACGCTTTTCGCCAGCTTCTAAAACTAACTTAGTCAAAGATACTTTTCCCATTTCTCTTTTTTCGTTCGCTTTAGGGTCGAATCCGCTACCATTAGCACCTGCCTTACGAGCTTCTGCCGCTGCTTGGTCTGCTTCGTTTTTCTCAACCATTAACTGAGCTTCTACGGCTTTGTTAAGGTTATCTCTTTGCTCGAATAATCCGATTAACTCTGAGTTATCGGCATCGTTACGAGCTTCTTTTTTTGAAAGTTCTGCAATCTTTCCTTCAACTGCTGACCTCTCTTCTTTTAAGTGTTTACTTGATTTTATCATGATTTTTTAATTGATTTAATTTTAATATCTAACATGCTTAATCCGCGTTGCTCATTTGTTTGCTTTGCTTGGCGTGATTTAAGCTCTACGGTTGTCTGTGAATAAGCAGGGTTCAAGACAGGTGCAACATCGTGAAGAGTGTTTATCTTAGTTATAACTCTCAATTCATATTGATAGCCATCTTCCTCTTTATAGTTTTCAGTCCAGGTCGAAGTTGAACCGCTAAACTCGAATGATGAACCTCTAACAATTCCTAACTTTATGTTTTCAGCACACTTCTCGCCATCTTCATTCATTGCTCTGAATGAGTATTTAAGGCCTTTTTCATCTACCATTAACATAAGATTATTAACGCTTCCTGTACGCGCTAATGGATAGTTAGGGTCATGGTTAAACTTAGCCACTACGTCTGACATATCGCATCCGTTAAGAGCGTTTCTTTCTATCTTTTCATACCAGCCATACCCACGGCCACCGATGAATGTTTCATAGTCAAACAAAAGCGCATAGCCTTCAATCATTGGATAGATTTGTTCTCCCTCCATTTCTTCTCGTAACTCTACGTTACCTTGTATGCTTCTTATCTCCTTTTCCATTACTTAATATTATTATTTGAGTTGCCACTTCCAGAGCCGTCAACGCTTGCCAAATCTACTTGTTCTGGTTGAACTTGCTTACCTTGCCAAAACTCCTTTACTTGATCGCTTGGTAGCATATTAGCAGGTAAATAAGTTACGTCTAATTCAATCTGGTCTATTGTATTGTGTCCAAACATTGTCCTAGCTTCGTTAGGTTTCAAAGCACCTACCATAAACATAGTTTTTGCTCTACGTTCCTGAGCTTGAGAATCCCCTTTTAATAGCATAAAAGTATCAAACCTCGGCACTAAAAAAAACTTCTCATTCTCCTTCAAAAGTTTAGCTCTTATCTCTTGTTCTAATCTAATAATCCAAGGCATTAGGCAGTCATTAACATAAGCTATTTCTTGCGCTTCACTTGTTGCGCTTGTATCTTTTTGTAACTTAAATAAAGGCATTCTAAACCAACGCGCTATATCTGCCACGTTAAAATCTTGTGATTCTATAAATTGTGCTTCGTTATTAGTTACCGCTATGCGCTCAACTTCAACTCCTGTACCTGTTGCCGCTACTGCATCGGCTTCAAACGAACGCATAAAAGATTCTTTAGCCTGCTTTAGTTTGGTTTCATCTTTTATACCAGCGTACTTTAACAATAAGTTAAAACCACCTTTAGCAAAGAATTTAGCGCCAAATTGTTGAGTAGCTATTGCCTTACCTATTGATTCACTTGCGTAACCTACCACACTCTTACCTATGTAGCCATCTCCCATACCTCTGATGTGAAGTATTTCGTTGCCTGTAAACGTGCCGTTAATCTCTGCCGTTGTATCTAATACAACATAGTACATTTTACGATTCTTTAAAACAGGAGTAACGCATTCATCCCTTAACCAATATAAGTTTATAGGAGTTGCATCCGCATCACGCTCAATAAATGCGTAACCATTGCCACGAATTAAAGCGCTCTTTAATAAAGTTTGAGTAAATACTATTGGAGTTGTAAACTCGTTTGGTCTAATAGAGAAAAGTCGCGCGGCAGGGTTGCTCGGCAACATATAATAATTTTTGTCCTTACGAAGTAAAACCTCAAAAGGTAACTTAGCTATGTCTTCGCTAATTGCATTAACACACTCATAGAATGAGCTAATAGTTAATGAGCTTTCTGGAGTTACCGCAACTCCCGCCTTGTTATCAAATAGGCCAAACCACGAAGATAATTGTGTAGAAAAGTCTGTAAAATTAGCAGGCACGCCACTAAATGAGGAAATACTCCTTTGCTCGCCTTTGTTCTTGCGATAACTAACAAACTCTTTAATGTCGGTTACTATCCCCATAATGCGTACAAATGTAATACGCTAATTTATGAGGATAATCAAATTACAATAACATTTTCAAATTATGTTATTCACTACCTATTAGCTTTGTTCTTGTAGTATAGAGTTTTATTGGTTCTAAACGATTCGTAAGTAGTGTACAAAGGTTTTCCATTGTCTTCGTAAAACTCCGCCTCTAATTGCCTCCAAGCCTCTTCTTGTTTCAAGTCCTTACTAAGTTCAAAGTGCCTAAAGAAGTACTCTTTTTTGTTTGTGATTTTTGCTCTCATACGAATATTATATTATCGTTACCATAATTATTTGAATAGTCTATTAAGTAATCCCCTACCGCGTTAATTAGCGCAGTTACTCCGTCAATCTTGTTTTTACTTTTACCTTTGTGCGGTTTCATATTCCCATTTGCATCGTCTGTGTACATATAGACGTTTGACACCATCCAATTCATTACAGGGTTGTTATCGTGGAAGAATTGCTTAGTCAATATCCATTCGTGAAGTTGCTTAGTTGGACCTGTTACATTTGCAACCCCTTGTCCGAATGGTTTACACTCTACGCCCCATTCATTAATTAATCTAGTTATTAACATTGAAGCAAAAGCCTTATCATAAGCTAGTGAAATTATTGTGAATCTTGAACTCAAGTTAACTATGTCATCCTCAATCAAAGTGAAGTCTGTGCTATTGCCGTCGGTTAGTTTGATGAATCCTTGCCTTGCCCAATCTTTAAACTTTAATCCATCCGCTTTAGTTCGCTTCCCTGCCATTTCCTCAGGAATCCAAAAGCGTGTAAAAGTAAAATATTGATTATCTTTAATAAACATAATACTAAGCGCGGCAAAGTCCCCTGTTTGCCCTAAGTCAAGTCCTAAGTAGCATTCTTCGCCATCAAAATCTTCTAACTTATAATTGTGGCTTAAACTTATCCAATGCTTATGATCTATCCAGGTTCGCTCACTATCTGCCCAAATGTTTAATTTCTTAGTAATAAAATTAGGTTGTTTGCTTGGATCGTTCTTCGCTTCGATGTAGTCTGCTAAAAAGTTTTCTTCAATTACCGACACGCCCCAATTTGGATTGGCTATTTGCCAAACTTCTTTGTTTTCCCAATCCACACGCTCAACGTCTGGAGCAGAATAAATAAGAATCAAATGAGTTTCATCTTCTAAGATTCCGTTTAGAATCTTCTTGCAGGTTTCTAAGTGTTTAAAGTATGGACCTGATTTATCTGTTCCAGCAGTTGAGATTGAAATGAATAACGGTTGCTCCCTTGCACCCATTCCAGACTTCAAGTTATCTCTTAACTCGTTATCTTTCTGCAAATGTTCTTCATCAAATATTACCACACTTGCACCTTTACCCTCGGTTGCGTCTGCTTCGCTTGAAATGTATCTTATGTAAGTTTGATTTCGATTTACAATTAATCTATGCTCTCGCATTATGTAACGCGCTGATAAAGGTTTAATTCTTGTAACTATCGCCTTGGCTGCATCAAAACAAATCTTAGCTTGGTCTTGAGTAGTTGCAGCCATAAATATTTGCCCGCGTTCATCGGCGTCTAAAAAACTTGTCGCTATTGCTATGGCCGCACCTAATTCGGTCTTGCCGTTTTTCTTTGGCACGTTTAAAGTAACTTGTTTAAATCTTCTCAACCCAGAATTTTGATGAACCCATCCGAAAACCATACTAATAAAAAACGCCTGCCAATCTTCTAAGTTAAACTTATTACCTGCCCATTTGCCTTGGGTAAACTCTAACTTCTCAATGAAATTAATATACTTATTAGCTTGCTCTTTATCAAATATGTACTTTTCAGACTTGTCAATTTCTGACAAATGCCAATCAACTAACTTAATTAACCATTCTCCATGATTAACTTTGCCGCCTTTAATGTTAGATATGTAGCGCTCGTATTTAGTCATTAATTTTTAGTTTGTTTTTGTAATGTGCTAATCGCATTTTACTCAATGTTTATAAGGTAGTTGGTTTTGCAAGGTAGCCCAATAAAATTACTCAAAATCTGAAAATTCATCTTTGCCTCCACTTGGTGCGCTAATCTTAGTTCTACTTGCAGGAGTTAATCCAAACTCCCTACACATAGCTAAATAGTTCTTGAAAGCCTTATCTGCAACGGCTATCATTGGATTAGTTTCCGTATTCATGTACCTTTCGCCTTTTGCGCTAACTCTTTCAATCTCAACTTCTAATCCTTTGGCGCTTACAATGTCTTGAGCCTCGCACATTAGCCCAAACCAATAACAAACAGAATGCAAAGCCCCAACGTCAACCTTAGTGATTAGCCCTAACTTGCCGTATTCGCTCATAATGTCAACCCAATACTTTTGACCCCATTCGTTTAAATCTTCTGGAGCTTGCAAGTTTACTTCAATAGTTGGCTTAATTTCATTTTCAACGCCTCTATCTTTTCGATAAGTGCCTTCAATTTTTTTTAATGCTGTTGGTTTTGGTTTACTCATACGTGCGCGTGAATTATAATTAAATTAGTTTATATTATAAACTAGTTGATTTTTAGCAATTTACAAACTGACGATGTATGCAGAAAAG